CGTCTGAATGCGCGCTTGCGGATCATGCTTGGAGACTGCCGACATGATTTCGAGCAGGCTCGTATGCTTGGCGCTATAGAACTGCCGTATCGCGTCCTGAAAGGCTTCTTCCGTGAATAGGCGGTCACGCTCGCCGCGCGGGTTGTTCGTGACTACCAGCGCGCCGGGAAGCCGCTCGCCGGGCGTCAATTCGTCCGAGACGATGACATAGCCGCTCGCCGGGTCGAGCATCGCGAGCAGATTCACCGGCTGTCCGTGATAGCCGACGATTTCGGCCTGCATGGTAAGAGGTTCGCTCACGTTCTTTCCTGAATGATTTCGTCCGCTTCGAGCCGCGTGCTGATATGCGTGCCGTTCGCCGTGCCGAGCGCGCCTGCAAGGGTCGCCTGAGCCTCAATGTCGATGACCACCGGGTAGCCTGCGGGCGCGGCCTTGCCGTCGTTCTGTTGCCCCGCGCCGGGCGCGCGAAACAGCGGCACGGTCGCGCGAATGGTCATGTCCGACACGAGCACGGTCACATTCGGTTGATCGAGCGGCGTCACCGCGCCGGGCGGGTCGATGGCTTCGAGCACGCAGGGCCACTTCGTCTTGAAGCCCGCGAATTCGTATTCGCTGTAGAAGCGCCGTCCTGCCGGGCCTTGCGTGAGCCACGTATGCCACTGCACGAGCAGCGAGTGAGCCGTCTGCATTTCCGGCGCGACGAAGACGACCTGCGCCTTGTATTCGTTCGTGACGGTCGAGCAGTGATAGACGCGCTCTAGCTCGTCGCCGGGAAACACGAAGGGCGTTTCAGGCACGGCAACCGAATATTCCGGCAGCACCGGCATGTAGTTGCGGTCGAGCGCCAGAAAGATGACCGGCAGCATGGACGACATGCCGGGTCCGGGGTTGTTCTCGTTCTGCCGCCACGATTTGAGCATGTCTTCCACGCTGTCAATCATGCGGCCCGCCGCCCACACAATCGACTTGGCGACGGGGCGCGCGGCGAATTCCTGCACGAACTGCGTGTCGGCAATCAGCGATTGGTGATAACCAATCATGTATGCCGACAAGCCGAGTTGAATGGGCGTGAGCAGTGACATTTAGACCCCGTATTGCGACTTGGCGGCGCGCAGTGCGGCGTCTTCGGGCGTGTCGTTCTGCGGGTCCGGCTCGAAGTCAACGAGCGTGCCACGCGAGAACGAGCGCACGCGGCGCGAGAGTTCGTCACTGGCGGTCTTCGAGACAATCAGCGGGCGGCTCGCATCGACGCCATCGAGCACGACCACGCCCGCGCCCTGCGGCTTGCGCGAGAGGATCGACAGCAGTTCTTCGTTTTCTTCGCGAAGCGCCTGAATCGACTGCATCGCCAGTTCGTGATCGCGCGCGAGCGAGTCGAACAGTGCCTTAGCCGCGCCTTGCGCCATCGTCCAGTCGGCGAGCACCGCATCGAGAATCAGGCCATCGAACGCGCCGCCCGTCGAATCGAGCATGTAGCCGCGATTGGTCGTGTAGTTCGGTTCGGCGACGTAATCGAAGCCGCCGAACAGAATCGGCACGTCGCGCCCGCCAATGGGCTTCGCGAAAATCGCCGACGAGAAGCCGCCTTGCCGCGAGTCGAACAGGCGCGCGGCGAGTTCGCCCGATTCAGTGTCGAGGAATTCCGCTTCGTGCGTGATGTTGCCGTCTTCGTCCGCCGAAAGGTGCGTCGTGACGAGTGCCGGTTCAATGTAAATCGGCTTGCCCGACACGTCATCGAAGACGGTTTCGGCAGGCTCGAAGCCGAATTTCGCGCGCACCACATGGCCGTAAAAGCCGCGCAGGTCGCGGTTTTTCACGCGTTCCTGAATCTCGTTGCCATTGACGAGCGCCGCAAGCGCGCGGCAGTCCAGATTGCGGTCCTGCCCGATGTACTTGCGGCCACGGTCGCGCACGTTATAAACGATTTTGCCGGTCTTCTTTCCCATGATGATCCCTTGTTATCGCGTGAGAGTGCCTTCGGCGAGAATCGGCATACAGCCAATCGCACCGCCCGCGAGCGATAGCCCGCCGCTTGCCGCCCCGAGCGATTCGAAGACGGTCGAGAGTTGTAGTTCGAGCATGAGCCGCGCGGCGAGTGTCGAGCGGAATGCCTTGGCGATTTCAACCAGTCCCAAGCCGTTATCGACGGAGACGGGCAGGGTGATACGGATGCGCCCCGTCCTGAAGTAGAGCAGCGGAGAAGGGGGCGTCACGCCGTCCGAGAACGTCGCCATGCCGTTCGCATCGAGCGTGTAATCCGTGACCGTCACCGCCGCACCCGCAGGCGCGGCGATATGGCTCGTCGCCGTTGCGCCTAGCTCGACCTGCCCTTTGTCGAAGTGCGTGTAGTTGCCCGCCGTGCTCGCGTTGTCGGGGTAGTAGACCGGGCTAATGGCCGTGTACGCGCCAGTGTTGAATGTGACGCTCACCGTGTACACGCCATTGACGCCCGGCGTGATCGTTACCGCCTTGACCGCCGCGCTCTTGCTCGCGACCGTCGGCACGCCGCTCGCGTCGAAATTGAAAATGACGGACGTGATCGCGGTCGCATGGTCGGCGGTGTACATGCGCGCGGCGCACGTCGGCGCGTTGCCATATGCAAGGTCAAACGTCCACGTATAGTCGGTGTTTGCCGCCACTGCCGGGCGGTTCGCGCTCTGAAGCGCCGTATAAGCTGTCGTGCCCTGCGTGACGACCGTGACCTTTGACATCGTAAGGTCGTTGCTGCGCCCGACGCGCGCGCCTTGCGCCGCCGTCGTATTAGCCAATGTCCAGCCCGTACCGCCCACGGCTTCCGAATACGTGTGCAGGTTCGTGCGCGCAGTCGCGTAGAGCAGTTGCCGCCCCTGCCAGTCTTTGCGATACGCACTCGCCACGCCCGAATCATCGGCGAATTCCGCCGTAACCGTGGGCGTGATTTGAACGGTCGTGAGCGGCGAGAGTAGAGAAGCGTCAGTCGGCGCGTCGCCGCGCGGATACTTGTCCGCTTTCGCGACCGGATACCAAAGCGGCTCGACCTTCCACACGCCCGGCCACACCGATTGCAGGTATTGCTTCAGAAAGATCATGCCGCGTCGCGGGTTGCGCGCGCGTGCCGCTTTGAGCAGGAACGCCGTGCGCGTCGCGTCGCGTCGCACGATAGCCAAGCCGTAGTCCTTCAGCGTGCGCTCAATCAGGTCCGTCTCGCCCAAGTGCGGCATACCCGAAAGATTCACCTGTCGCTCGAACGGGCGAATGTACTGATCGAAGACCGTCAGAAATGCGTCCTTCAGGTCTTCTTCGAGTTGGTCGTATTCGAACGAGTTGCGCAGCGGTTGCAGGTCCGGCGCATCGACGGGCAGAAGGTTGTTATTCGGCACGTCAATGGCTCCACTGGCCGTCGTTGTAGGTCGCCTGCGTGACGTTCACCGTGAGGCTCGCCGACGACACATAGCGGAACTGTTCGGGCAGCGGCGCGGACAGGTCGGCGATGCTGATACGCACGTCCGAGCCGTCATCCTGAAGCGCGGGGATGGTCTTGAGCGTGTCGGCAAGGCGCTTCGAATTCAGGCGCAACATGCCGCGCTGTGCGGCGATGGAATCGCGCCCGTAGAGCGCCAGCACCGCGTCCTGAATCTTTGCCTGCACGTCGCCCGTGTCATGCACAACCGACACTTCGGCGTCGATGCGCAGCGCGAGCGGCGTCTCGACCACCGGCACGAACTTCACGCCGTAGGAGTCGTCCGCGTCCGCGACCACGGCCTTGATTTCGTTCTGCATCCACGTCGTATCGACGCCATCCATCAAAGCGGCGACAAAGAGCTTATTGATGTTCGCGACGCTGCCGGGCGGTCGGGCGATTTCTTCCAGTTGCTCGTTCCACACGGACAGGAACCGGAACGGGAAAATGTTGCGGCGAATCAGGAAGTCGAAGTTGCCGAGGTACACCGCCGACGAGTCGTAGCCCGACGGATAGCGCGCCCACTCGCGCAGGGTTTCAATGTCGATCGGGTCCGCGCCGGGATAAATCATCGCGGCGAGTTTCATCGTCAGACTGCGGTCCGTGGTCGAGACGACGGATTCGAACGTGAAGGGCGCGTCCACCTGAAGCGTGCTCGCGCCGAACGTTTCTTCAATCGTGAAGGCGATGACTTGCCCGTTCGCCGGTTGCACGCCGAAGGTCGCGTCCCATCCGAACTTGACCCACAGGCGGCGTTGCTCGTCAGTCTCGACCGTGAAACCCGGTTGGTCGGCGGCGAGGTTGCCGAATTCGGGCGCGTAGGAAAACTGCGTCGAGCCGATGGACACGTACACGCCGCTGATGACGATATCGGCGTCATCGTTGGGCGGAATCTGCACGGCGTAGAACGGGATCGA